ACTTACGATATGGCTGAGTTAATTAAGAAAGATTTTTCCAATGTGACAGTTATATCGGATGCGTCTGGAAATGCAAGGAAAAGTTCGGCAGTATCTTCTGATCACGACATCATGCGTTCACATGGATTTAATCTGAGATCACCAAGAAAGAACCCTGCTGTTAGAGATAGGGTTGCTAGTGTAAATAAGTTAATGAGGGAAGGAAACTTTAGTATAGAGGGGTGTCCCAATCTAGTGATGGATTTAGAGCAGAATGTTTGGAGGCTTGGAGATATAGATAAGCGTGATCCTAAACAGACACATCTTAGTGATGCTTTAGGCTATTTATGTAACTACTACTTTCCTTTACGTACTAAAAAGGTTGTCAGTAAAGAATGGTAGAGTTCTTATTAGGCATTGTAGTGGGAATCATTACCATGTTTGCCTTCTTGAATTGGTATGGTAAGAAATTAGAATTAAGAGATAAAGAGAAAATAGGGGAAGTAATACACGAATTTGTAGAGGCAAATGAATATGCTATATCCTAAAGGTTTATAAATGGAATTTCACGATAAGATAATGTTACCCGATCTAGGCAGAGAGGCAGTAATGACCTCTGTCCGCAATGCTGAAGATCAAATGGCAAGAAAAGAAGTAGCTGAAAAAGAAACAGCTTTAGACTTCTATTACAATAGAAATTTAGATACTCATATACATCAATGGTTTGGTGGTTCTACACTTGAACAAGTACCCCCTTTTGGAATGAGGATTGTACCTCGTTTTGCTCGTAGTAGAATGATGCTATATAAAAACCCACCTAAAAGATTAATCAATGGATCAGAAGAAGTATCAGAAGATTACTTATCACAAGCACATCATTTAGATTCTAAAATAAGAGAGTTTAGTGAGATAGGTTGGCTATTAGGTAAGTGTCATTTTAGAAGTAAGTATAATGAAAAGAAACAACGATTAGAATATGACATACTTCCACATGTTAAAGAATATTATTTAAATAATGGAGAAACTGATCCTTATGGTGTTAGTTATGAAATAGGTAAGGACTCTGGTGGGAATAGGCAGTTTGTATTCTGGTCTGAGACAAGAGATGGTGAGCAGGGTATGCACTTCATTTTTACAATGAATGGTAAGGTAAGACCTGTAGGTGACAATCTTGATATGATTAATCCTTATGACACCTTACCAATCTCTAAAATACAATTTCAATCTGATTCAATGGATGTTGCTAGGGCAGGTTTACAAGTAAGTATAGCCATGACTGAAGTGGCATTAGCTACCAGATTTGCACTTGGTCAGCCTGTTATCACAGGAATAGATACAGAGATACCCAATCTCAAAGGTGGAATAGAAAAAGTCTTGGTATTACCAGAAGGTGGTTCTTTTAACTACATATCTCCCAACTCTGGCTCAATAAGGGATATGATAGAGTCAGTTAAAATGATGGTTAATCAAGTGGGGCAAAATCATTCACTATCTATTAGATGGGGTGAAGGTGGTACACCTCCAAGTGGTGAGGCATTAAAGATTCTATCAATGGAAAACCTAGAATCAAGAGAGTCCGATATTCCTTTATTTAGGGAATGGGAACATAGCAGATATGAAATAGACAGGACTATTCTACAGGTACATCAAGGTAAGAACTTATCTGAATCTTATGCAGTTGATTTTGAAGAGGCAGGATTCCCAACTACATGGACAGAAGAAAAAGATAGATTGCAGTTTATGATGGACAACAACCTTATTAGTCGCAAAGAATTAATTAGATATTTTAATAAAGATATTTTAGAAGAAGAGTTGGAAAAGAAAATGGGTGAACTTCAAGAAGAAGAACAGCCAGAGCAACAAACCAACCCATTGCTAACAGCATTACAAAATGGCTAACGCACCAGACCAATTTGCCAAAGCAATCGAAAGAGTCCAGAGAGAACTCGTTGCACAGGTCTTTGATCTTAAAGGGCAGGGATTAAGTAAGGATGAAATACTCTTAGTGTTACAGTCATTAGACATGGAAGATATTATCTTAAATAAACTCAATCTACAGACAGACATAGATAGGTTGATGCTAGAGTATCAATCTGTTCTTAGGGGTATGGAGATGACAGGTGCAGTAACAGGTGAGGCTTTAAATGCCTTAGTGCAGATAGATAGAACTGCTTTTATGAAACAAGCAGGGATAATGGGGGAAACTATTAAAAAAGAAGTCGCAAGGGGGATATTAGCCAATGCTACTGAGAAACAAATAGCTGAAGGCATTTTAAAGGGTGCAGGTGGTGTTCTAAGAGCAGATCAAGCACAAACCCTAGCCAATACAGCACTCAATACATTTGAGAGGAATGTAACAGTTCAGATGGCAGAGTTTGATCCTAAAGATGCTAAGTATGTATATCTAGGTGTTATAGATGATAAGACCAGAGATGTCTGTCTAGAGATGGCAAGTGCAGGAGCATTAACAAGAGATGAGATAGAATCATCTTATTCTGGTGCATTTAGTGATGGTGGTGGGTTTAATTGTAGGCATAGATGGGCAAGGCAAACTTCCAACTCATCTAAACTTATTAACCCATCTAAAGCAAAAGATTTTATAGGAAGTAAAAAGAATTTTAGACCTGTAACAGCAAGAGGTGAGGCAGTTGGGTAATCTAGCAAAGATACCAGAGTTTGATAGAGCATTTTGGAAACATATTGGTGATGAAATATGTGATGAGATCAGAGTGCAGACACAGGTCAATAGTAAGGATGTCCATAATAAAAATTTTAAAGCATATAGTAGGGGATATGCAGAGCGTAAGCCGAAAATCAGAAGGGGTAGTGGTGGTGGTAGTAAGGTCAATCTCACATTAACAGGGGATATGATGAGAAACTTACAGACCAGAGGATTTAGCAAGGATAGTGTGACTATAGGGTGGAATGGTGTAGATGCTCAGAAGGTACAGTATAATGAAGATATGGGTAGAGCAGTCACTACTAAATCCAGACCATTATCTAAAGGCTCATTAAGACTTATTCAAGTTGAGACAAATAAAAGAATTAAAAGAAATGCAGACAAAGAAACTGCAAAGCCTATCACATTCACAATAGGCAAATAATTTTACTAACTCAATCAAGAGGTTAAAATGGAAAACGAAACAGTCCAAGAAGTCCAAGACGTTAAAGAGGACACCACTCCTGCTAGTGAAGAAAAGCAGATCGTCAACTCAGTTCCTTATGCACGATTTAATGAACTTGTTGCCGAAAAGAATGAACTCAAGTCTCAACTAGATTCTATCAATAGAAAGATGAAAGAAGATTCTGAGGCTACTAAACTCAAGCAAATGGAAGAAAAAGGCGAATACGAAAAGATTATGTCCGACATGACTCAGAAACTTGAAGTAGCAGAAAAAAAGGCAACAGCTTTTGATAATTATCAAGCAAGTCGGAGAGATTCGTTACTATCTAAGTTGCCAGAAGATGATCGTGAGATATACAATGGACTATCCCTAGATAAGCTAGAGGTCCATGTAGATAAAGTAATAACTAATCCCAAGCCTAAACAGGTAGACAATTCTATTCCTGGTACAAAGATGGGTTATAGTTCTATGGAAGAATGGGCAACTACTGATCCCGATGGGTATCAAAAAGCCAACAATCCACAGACCTCTGGGAATATCAAAATAGCATATAGGAATGAAGGATAGACTAAAAAACTATCTTGATCCTAACAATGACATCACTACAGATGTTGTTGATAATGGAACAGATGCTGAGTGTACCTATAAAGGTGGCTCAGTTAGTTACGATGATGTGCTTGATATTTATGAGGAAAGAGCAACCAATCTTGGTAAAGGAAAACCCCACACTACTAAAAAGTATTTTGGTGGATGGGGTGAAGGTACGCTTAGAAAGGCTTGGCAAAATAAACAGGAGGCCGAATAATGGCTGAAACAGATACAGGCGTAGCCGCAGGTGGTTTAGGAAAAACCATTGGTGATGCTACACTAGCCTTTAATCATTCAAACGTAATGTTCCCTTTAGTAACTGCCCAACAAGCAGTTAAGGGTGCAATTACAGTACAATTCCCAGACTACAGTAGAGTCGCATCAAGTGCGGCGGCGGCAACAGCCGATGGTGTAGACCAGGGTACAGTAACCTCAATCACAACAGCCGCAAGAAGTGCAACTGTTTCTGAACACGTTATCAGAGCAGATGTGTCAGACCTTGCAGTAATGGGTAATAGTGACAACTTAACAGGTAATATCGGTGACATCATGGGTAATGCTGTAGCGGCAAAGCTAGATGATGACCTTGTTGAACTTGGTAAGTCTTTTTCTCAGACTGAATGTGGTGCGGCTAGTGTATTAGCCTTGTCCGATGTCTTTGGTGCAATGAGACAGCTAAGAGCCGCAGGTGCTCCATTCCCATACAACTTAGTCTTATCACCTAAACAGGTGTGGGGACCAAAGGGAATAATCAGTCTATTACACAACTCTGCTTTAGATACAGCAGGTAGTTCAACAACTGATACTGCTACAGCTAGACCAATAGGTTTAATGGGTAGTAAAGGTGAAGAGGCTATGAATGTTGGTATGATAGGATCAATCGCAGGTTTTAATGTGTATTGGTCAGATCAGATTGATGAAGATGTATCATCTGGTGGTGATGCCGCAGGATTTGCTTTCTCTAAGGGAGCAATCGGCCTTGCAGTAGGACCAGAAGGTCTTTTTCGCATTGAGACTGAAAGAAACGCATCTTTCAGAACAACTGAATACGTTGCCACAGGTTTCTGGGGTGAGGTAGAGATTAAAGATTCATTCGGAGTTTATATACTCTCAGACGTTTCTTAATCATTGTCATAATGTTAGGGGGCGGTGTTTTCTGCCCCCTTCATTAACTAAGGAAAAATTTATGAAATATTACAAAAAGCCTAATGGCACTATTATAGAATACGATCCACTTAATCACGATGAAAAGTCTTTAAAAGATAGATTTGAAGAATGTGACAAAGATGGGAATAAAATTGAAAAGAAAGCCAAGCCAAAGGCTAAAAAGAAAAAATAATTAACCGATATGCCCATGAGACTATCTGGCTCGGTAAGGCATACGAATAGGAGAACAACAAGATGAGTTTAAGACAATATGCAGTCAATGAGGCTAATAATTTATCACTAGGACAAGCAGGTGCTATTTTAGTAACAGGTACAACAGCAGTAACTTGTGGAGCAGGTTCTGGTGTATTTGTAGCAATACAATTTATAGAAGATAGCGTTTTCGCATCGGGTTCTGGTGGACTTATAGCAGAAACAGAACAACTATATCCAGACGATACAGGCACAGGCACTTTAATCGATTCTAACGCAG